TACAGCTTTACTAGCTATAAAATATTTACCTGTCCAACGTCTTCCGTTTTTTGAACTGGGTACGGACCCTGGTATAAACCATCTCATATTTATTTATTTAAGGTTTCTTTGAGTAATGGTTTTAGCATAGCATGTACTTTATCAAAACCATGTAACTTCATGGCATCTGATATATCTTTACATATAGTTGGTACAAAACCGTGAATATTATATGCATCTTTATATCTTTTGATAGCATTAATACCTGCGTCATCCTTATCAAAAAGAGTTATTACTTTTTTATACTTTTTTTTGAGGTGCTCAATTATATGAGGTTTAATCATTGTATTCTCACTGTCAGGAGCTATAACTTCTATATTATAACCCATGCCTTTGAGACACATAGCATCTTTTAAAGATGAACATATAACTAAATAAGGTTGGTTGAATTCTAACTGATCAAAACCCTGGATGTACGGTTTAACTTTATAAAACTTATGGGTCTTACTATAAGGTTGATATAACTTATAAGCTTCTCCATCTTTATTAAAGTATCCATAGCACCATTTACTACCTATTTGTAAAGTTTTTATCCCCTTACCTTCCTCTTTTACTAAATTATAATACTCAATAGATTTGACATTATATTTATCTAACATTGTTTTACCAATCCTAAATGAAAGCCAATATCTCTGGTCTTCTAAGGACCAACCTTGAGTTTTAACAAAATCCATTTTCCACTTTGATTGTGGTTGAAATTTGTGCTCTATATATTCTTCAGACTTTATATACGTATTATAATCTTCTACTACTCTATTCATTGCTGCAGAGTATTCTAAATTAAATAGATACTTTAGCAAATCAATCTTATTACCACTTTTCCCGGTGGAGAAGTCCTTAAACTTATATTGCATTATCTTTTTGTCTACATAGATGCAAAAGCTTGGTGTTCTCTCATCAGGTTTAAAGATAGACTTAATCTTTACGTCCTGGCCTGTTAGTGGTTCATGTAAATCTAGATAGTATTGGAAAACCCACGTACTTGGTACATCAGATCCTTCTATTACAAAATTTTTAGTATTAAACATGAGGTAAAATATTAAAAAAATAGGGGATGTTTATTAATCATCCCCTGTTTTTCTTAGTTGATACTATAAATCAAAATCATCTCCTGCTGCTTTAGCTGGTTCAAAGTTAGAGGCTGATGTATTTTCAGCTTTAACTAACTTTCTTAAATGATTGGTATTGTTTGAATCAAATTGAACTAACCTTGATGGTTCTTTGTCAATTGCTTCTAAAGGCACACCCTCTTTACTCATTCTTGGTAAGAATAAATCATTATTTATATAACCTTCTTTGTTTTCCCACTCACGTGCACCTAAACATGCATTGATATAAGAACTATCAGAAAATAAATTACTACACTTGTTCATGAAGTCTTCAATAGTGTTGGCTTCAATAGAATCTAAACCAGCTCTTTTATCAAGTACTTCACTTAAAAATACCATAGCTTTTAAAACTTCAGTATCTCTTTTAATTTCTCTACCTGATGGTAAGATAGCATCTTTATAAGGATATGGAGAGAATCTAACTCTACCTACCTGGCCTGCATAACGCTCACCATTTTGGTTATTCATATCTTTTAAGAAACCATTAAACTCACCTGCTACAGGTTCTGATTCTACATGTAACATAATATTAAATGCTTCTCCGTCATAAGGAGTAACATCAAATGTTATTGAATTGATTTTGACTACTTGATTTCCTGTTTCTAAAACAGGTTTTACACTACCTGAACCGGCAGACATTTCTTTAGTATTAAACATAATTTTACTTTTTATTGATTTATTAATTATTCTTCATATTTTTGTATGCAATTCTTCACATACTGGAGATCATTAGGGATAAACTTATCCTCAAACATACCCATAGGTGATTTACATGTGTTCTCACCATTGTTTTGTGTTTCAAAACCATAAGTAAGTTCACCATCATCATTTTTATTTACTTTACCAAACAATACAATTGAAAATAGGCCTTCCAAAGTTAAAGTATTATCTATCATTTTACCAATAGTTTTTGCTTTGATTTTTCTATTACCATTTATATCAGTTGAATCCTCTGAGTGAGTTAAGAAAATAATGGTAAGGTCATCTCTTAGATCTTTAGGTAACTTTGCTACCATGGCAAGGTTAGCTGCTATCTGAGTAAACTTATCATAACCTTTCTCATTTGCTCTATCAAAATACTCAAAAGAACTCATATACTGCCAATCATCAACAACTAATGTTGTAACGTGTGGCATCTTTTCATCAACATGTTTTACTGCCTTAATAATACCTGCTGCTGACGATGCAGATGTTATATTTCCTTTAGGATTGTCTTTGCTAATGGGCTTGTACTGTCCTTTCCAACCTTTGAACGGTAAAGGTTTGTTGGCTATATTTATAATGAAAGTCTCATCTGGGTTTAATGTTCTGATTGAGGTAGACTTTCCGGTACCTGAGTCAGCAATTACTAATACGCTTTGTGCCATTTTTTACTTGATTAATTTATTAATTACTTTGGTTAATATTATTAAGGTTTGATTAATATCTTCTAGCTTATCTATTAATGCAGATGATGGTGTCTCATCAGGATCAGGTAAGTCAAAGACAGTTCTTACTACTTCAAGTTTTCCTTTTTCAATAGTAGAAGTGCTAAATTTTGATGTTGCTTTTACAGCTGCATCATTGACAACCTTTAGTTCACTAGCAGGAATTAAATGTCTTACAAATCCTGAGTTAGAAGTAATAAGTTCATACTCTGATTTCCAATGAGGATTATATTTATGTAAATATAACGTTCTCTTTGGATCTTCACTGTCATAATCTATACTAACAAATTCTGTATATATATCTTGTTCATTATCTAATTCACTAGGAAAAAAACTAACGTGTAGTTCATCCTTACCAGAAGGCCTGTAAGCCATCTTGGGTATATATAATGCATTAGTTTTACCTTCTATTTTAAAGTAATCTATATGCTGTTCTTTAAGTTTTGCAACTTTTGTTTTACGTTGTGTAGGTGTTAGCCCCATAGCTTTGTTATTTATTATTTATCTTCTTTCTTGTTGACCTGGTGTAGCCATTTCTGATATTTGCATTTTCTCAAATTCAGCTTTAAAGAAACTCATCCTTGCATCACCATTTCTTGCTTTAAGAAAGTGTAATACAAGAGTTCTATCATTTTCAATTATATATCTGTCAGGACCATAGAATCTAATCTTCTGCTTTGCGGGTCTGTTAATACCTATAAGCATATCTGCATGTTGCAGCATAGCATCTGATCCAAATATATCTGATTCAAGAATGTAATTACCATATTTACCATCTATAGCTCTGTCTGGATTATCTATGTTTCTATTTAACTGTGATAAAGCTATAAACAAACACGGATAATCTCTCTTACATTGTGTAAAGAATTCACCTAACTCAAACATCATATCTAATGTGTTATTCTGATAGGGTGCTCTCTTTACTAACATAGTATGATCTAAAGTAATCATAGTCTTAGCTCCTTTATGAAGTGTCATATAAGCGTCAACTTGTTCACGCATTTGATTTACTGTTAAAGGTGTACTAACTATATCTACTGGGTTTTTAACCCTTTCTTTAGCATATTGATGACATGTATTTAAAGTTTCATTAGTTAATACTGAACCAGCACTACATAATTCTTTATAAGTTTTCCCGGTTAATGAACTAAATTCTCTAATAGCTGAGGTTCTACCTACCATCTCAAATTGAAACTCTAATACTCTAAACTCATCATTAGGGTTTAAAGCAAAAGATTCTCTTATGATTTGATCTTTAATTAATGTCTTACCTGAACCAGGTCGTCCACCAATCACAGTTAGAGTATTCCACTCTAAACCATCAGTAGCAGCATCATTAAACTTAGGCCAAGGTGTATATATAGATTTCTCTTCACCATTAGATCTTGCTAGCATATATTTCAATGCTTCATTAAAGTTAGAGTATTGTCCTACCCAAGCGTTTTCTGTTTTACCCATTGTCTATTATATATATTACACTTTCTACGTTTTCAATGCTATCATTACATGATTTCTTATCTGGAATCCATGCACCATCTCTTAGC